ACCCATTTTTGCGTAGTCTATTGTAATATCTCTTGATTCAAATCCAGCTCTTTCTATTTGTTCTCTACCTTTTAATCCTTCTTTACCAGCTTTTTTATAAGCAAGTTGAAACTCTCCTAATCTAGTTATGTTTTCGCCAATCTCTGATAATGTTCTTAATATTTCTATAGGATTAAAAACTTTATTTCTTATCTGTTGTCCATTTAACATTTCAAATGCACCTTTGTCTCTAACCATTCTATCTAAAGAAATAAGAGTTGATTGCATACCACCAGATTTTTCCCAATCTTGCATAATTTTTTTAGCTTTTTTACTTACACCTGTCTTACCAAGAAGCATTGTTAAACCTCCTTCTAAAGAACTCCATACAGGTATAAATCCACTTTTACTAAATACAGGTGCAAGAACTGTATCTCTTCCAATATTTGAGAATACAAAGTCTGGTGATGTAGTAGCACCTGCACGAAGAAGTCTAGCAGGAGTTCCAATAGCTCTAATAATCACTCCTATTTCTTGAGGATTAAATTCTGATAAAGAATCTGCTAGTTCCTTACCAACATCCCAAACTTCAAACTTACCATTACGATATACTGTAACTGAAGAACCATCTGGTTTTACAAATGATTTTCTAAATATTTTAAAATTTTCAATAGCAACATCATTTATTGCAGATGGATCATCTAACACTTTTTCTAATTCTTTTCTTTCTATCTTTGTTTGTTTTGTTTCTATTTTTTTATTAATATCTGGAAATGAAGATTTGTTTTTTTCAACAAATTCAAAAAATTTAATTAACGCATTATTTCTTTCAGCAAGTTTTACAATTTTAAAAGTATTAGAATATATAGTTTCAATAGGATCAAAAACATCAAGAGCTTTATCACCTTTTATTCTTTTAAATGGATTTGCTGTTCCACCATAAGGAGATGGTTTTTCTCCAGCAACACTTTCCATTACTCTTGCAAATGGAACATAACTTTTATTAGCTTCTACCATTGCGTCAAATGCTTGTTTATCAATTAATTTTAAATCTCTTGCATATTCAAGAAGTTGTCTATTATAAATATCTATTTCTTTTGCAATAGGATCATATTTATTTTTTAAAATTTGTATTGTTTCTTTAGCTGCTTTTGAATCAAAAGGATGTTCAAAACCTCTTCTATCATACTCTAAAGCTCTTCTTGCAATAAGGTAAGCATTTAATTCTGCATATTGTTTTTTTATATTTTTTTCTTTAAATATTTTTTTTTGTAGTTTTCCTAAAACAGTAGAAGGAACTGTAGCATTTTCATATTTTAATGGTTCTAATACTTGTTTTAAAGATTTACCTTTGTTTTCTAATTTAACTGTTTGAGTTGCTCTATCAATAAAAGCACCTCCTCTATTTGTCATTCCAACTAATACTCTAAATTGTTCATAAACATTTAATTGACCTTTAGTATTTTTAGTGCTTTCAACTCTTTGTACTAATCTTAATATAGGATGTAATCTATCTATAAATAATCTTGTTAAAGTATTCTTAACATCTGTTACATCTTTTGGTTTTTCAAATTTAGTTTTAGATAATATTAATTTAACAGCTTCAGGAAATTCTAAACCTTCTAAAAATTTTTCATCAAGTTTTATTTTTTTACCTGTAATATCTTCTACTGTTCTTTTAATTGCTCTAGGTATTTCTAAATTTTTACTTGCCAAATCTTGCTTAACAGATTTATCTAATTTATAATCCGCAGCTAAATCAACTGCATCACGATTAGTTTTTTTAATGATGTTAGGAATTTTTTTAGCTCCTCTTTCTCCTAAACCAAATGCACCAAATAGAATTACAGAATCTATTAATTGATCCTTGCTTGGTAATTCTCTTTCTATAATTGCACCTGATCCCTCAAAACCTGCAACTCTTCCTATTAACTGTGGTAAAAATTTATTACTTATTCCACCAAGTTTAGCAGCAGCAGTAAGTTGAGTTCCTTCTTTTAATCCTGCTTTTATTCCTTCGTTTCTAAATATTTCCCAAAAGTTATTCCAATTTGCAACTTGACCTTTCTCTCTCATTTCTAAATATGTTTCCCTAATACTTCCTACAACAAGTCCTGATGTAAAAATACTAGCATTAGGTGAACGAGTAGCAAATAAACTCAAACCACCTGTAGTTAAATACAAAGGTAAATCTTTTACAATCCTTGAAGCATTGGTTAAATTTCTTTCAAGAAAACCTGTGTCTTGAAAATCAACATTAAAATATCTACCATCTTCTTTTGTGCCATCAATGTTTGGTATTCCATGAGCTTCTTGTATTAAATCAACAACTCCTGTATTCCAACCAGCTTTTATTCTTTCTGTAACATTATCTAATTTTTTACCTACAGCAGCTTCTAATAAAGATGAATCATCTGGATTTTCTTTTTGTATAGTTTCTATTTCATCATAGTCTGCTATTCTTGAATAACCTATATCTTCTTCGTAAATTCTTTCTATTGCTTTTGTATCAACAGGTTCAAAACCAAAATCTTTTGCTATCTCCTCACCAGTAAAACCACCTTGTTTTAATTGTTCTACTTTTTCTTGTTTCCAATTATCTATTTCAACTTGACTAAAACCACCTTTTTCAAGTTGTTGAACTTGTGTTTGTAAATCTGCCATTATTATTCACTTATTCTTTTTAAATATTCTGAAGGAGTTTCACCTGGTAATCTTTTTATAGATTCATCAACTTCTTCTTTTTCAATATTATCCATCATATTTTTAAATATTTTATTTTTATCTGATTGATATTGTATAAAATCTTTACCAATAAAATTTCTATTTTTATAATCTAATAATTCTAATGGTGATCTTCCTTCACCAATACCTTTGATATATAATGAATACATATCATCTCTAAATCTTTTTAGATCATTATTATAACTTGTAGGATCAAGTATTTTAATTACTTCTGTACTAATAAGATTTTTTGTTTCATCTATAAAACTATGAAATGGTGCAAAAGTTTTTTTAAATTGTTTTGGATTTTCGTTTTGTTGTTTTAATATATCAGAATAATATTTTAAATCATCAAGATCAGTTTCCTCTCCATATCTTTCTATAATAGATTTAGCTTGTGTTTCTCCTGGTAATGTAAATCTATCACCTAATGTATTTATCTCATCCATACTAATTAATCCTGATATAGCATTATTAGAATCGAAGTTTGAAGGCACAGTTATTTTTTGTTCAGCATTAGATATGATTTTAGTATTTAAGTCTGTCATTTGTGTTAGTGCATCTGGATTATTTTTAAATACTTCTTGAATAAAATTTTGATTAATACCAGTTGCAACACCTGCTTCTGTTAATGCTTTTTGATAATTATCTGCTGATTCTAATTTTGTAGCAGCATCTGCTGCTTGAACTTCAAATAATAATTCATTTCTTTTTTCTCTAGCTTTTTTGGTAGCAAAAGTTCTAAACTCTTTTTTTTCTATATCAGTTAATGAATTATAAATGTTTTGTAAATTTTCATCACCTGCAAAGTTTCCTGATATAGTTTGTTGTGCAATTTGTTTTAAAGCATTTGGCGGAACATCACCTATACCAACTAAAGATATAGCATTAGTTAGTGTAGAAAACTTTTGATCTTTAATAGCAATGTCTGCTTTTTGAGAAAGTTCTATAATTTCATTTGACTCTAGTACATTGTATTTACCATCTTGTAATTGTTTTTTTAATAAAGAAGGTTCAGTTAATAACATTCTGTTTGCTACAGCAGTTGCAGCAAATTGTTGATATTTTAATTTAACATCTTTTTTTAATTGTGGTTGATCATTATAGTATGGATTAGAATCTAATCTTTCATCTATCTGATCGTATATTTCATCTAATCCTGAACCATTAGGTTTTTGAGAAAGAGCAATAGTTTTTTGTGAAATGTAATCACTATCAATATCAGATGATTGTTTAAATTGTTCTTTTCTTGATTCAAGTAAAGCACTAGATTTTAACTGTGATGCAGAAGCATAAAATTTAGATTTAAAAATTTGTTTACCAAAACGAGATAAGTTTTGACCTTGAGTAGATGACATAAAATTATATAACTTATCTACACCTTGGTCATAAATATTAGAAGCATCAGAGGGATTACCATTCTTTCCTGTTTCACTTGAAAGAGTTAAAAATCCTTGTGGTCCATTTTCATTGTCTTTGTAAGAGTCAGCAATTAATTTATCTACTTTGTTTGTTTCCTCTAATTTTCTTTCTTTAATATATTCTTGTTGAACAAAGTCAGATACAGGTTGTAAAGCAGCACCAACAGTTTGTGATAAAGGTATTTGTAAATTAGAAGTTACACTTGGTCCTTGTGATGTAATTGTA